CGTTCCATCAAATCCTTGATTTACAATGCGCATTATTGTATCACCGGCGATAACAGTAGCATTATTTCTGCTTTTGCGAAAAAATAAGTTTGCACCAGCAACCGTGTTGCTATATTGCTCATTTATAATGCCCTTTATATTGTCCGTTATATTTTCAGAAACATGCAGGGCGGCTAATGGCGTAGTTGTATTTATGCCCGTATATCCATTACCCAAAACACTTAATCTTGAACCACCAACTAATGTATAAGACGCTTTTGTATTGGAACCTGTCCACGCATCAGTTGTAAGCGAAACATCGCTCGCTATGCTTGCTATAGTCCTTGTCTCTCCATTTACTGTAATCGTTTGACCGGGGTGAAAAGTATTTGTAAAATTTGTATTATTACCCGTCACTGTTGTGCTGGTAGCCGTTGTTGTTAC